GGCCTTGCGCTCTTTTTCTTGGCGCATGCGTGCGGCCTGTTTCTTTTTGGCGAGCAGCTGCTCTAGCTCCTCGGCGGTCATGTCGTCGACCGACTTTGATGCGGTTGTGCTCATGATTTACCGGAATTTTTGATACGTTCGACTTCCGTTTTGTCCATTTTCTTGTAAACTTCCAAACCGGTTTCCATTAGCTCCGAAAACTGCTCGTTCAGGCAAAACATTCGGGTAATCAGGAAAATTATTTCCCTGCCCCCCCCCCTCGACATTAATCATTGAAACCTCGTTTTTTAGTTCGATTTTTACTGTTGCATTCATATCAATAGAGTTAATTAGTTACTTATCCATTTACCACACCAGCAGCGAGAGCCGGTAGGCGTATTCAAGAACTCCCTGGTGTTGGGAATGGTCCTCCCCGTGCTGTCGCAGCCATGCCTCGATACCCTGCAAACGGTTATAGTTGCCAATCGGGTCGTTCGGCCAGCTTATCCGCTTGGGGCCTTTCGGCCAGAAGGGGGGTATGCTACGCCCGGTATACAGCGGGCCGAAATCGGAACCTACCGGTGCCCCTGTTGTACCATCACCCCGTAGAGGTGCCGCACCTTCTGGTCGAGGTGATCGGGCATCCGGTACCGCGGCTGCACCTGTGCGTCTGGGTTCTCGTTCAGCTGGTCGAGGCAGCCCATTATCGCGGCCCTTTCCTGGGAGAGGCAGATGCGCTGCCCCGGTGTCAATGTGTCGTTCATTTTGCTCCATCCTTGTACTTTTTTAAGCAGATCCAATCGGTCTAGCAATTGATCATTGTTCATTGTTCGGGGATAGTATTTCATGTTTGGTCCGTCGTTTTAGTTCGTCGAAAAGGCTTTTGGGAAAGACGTCCAGAAGAACCTCGGCATATTGGAGAAAGAGGTCTTGCATATTGCCCTCGTCCTTTAGCCCGGCATCCAGATAATCCCTGTTGTCCGTGTAAAATGCCAGCTCTACCTTGTGCGTCCACTGGTCACGGTACCAGTTCTGCAAATAATCGTCACGGACCATCTCGCCCAACGGCATCGCATACTCCTTGGCGAAGTGGCTGCACCAGATATTGAAGTGCGCATCGATACTGTTTTGGTATGAAAGGGCCGAAATGCCCATCGCCTTTCTTATTGCTTCCGATTTTCTCATTGTCTTTTTAATTATGCGATATCGCCCCAATATTCGGCGGCCCGCTTTTCGTAAATGGTGTACGGTTCTATGCCCCCGTACCGGCTTCCCTCTACTATGGCCTTGAAGCCCTCGACCCAGATCTTTATAAAGCTCATGTACTTCATGAACTTTGCCGGGCGGCCCGATGGCTGCTTTCCCTCGGCATGGCTTACCAGTATCAACTGGCAGTTCTTCTTCTCGCAGGCATCGAGCAGCTGCCTGTACATATCCTTCGACATACCGACCGCCTGTATGCTGTCGTAGAAGAGGAACATCGGTGTGACCCTTCCCTCGAGGCGGAGAAGGACATCCTCGAAAACGTCCTCCGAGAGATTGAAGTTCTTGCCTATCCCCGCCCTTCTCATGGCCTTTCTGAAGCTTAGGCTGTCGCCCTCTTCGGCACCTACGTACCACACCCGGCCGAACTTGGTCAGCATGGCGGCCATCTGTGTGAGGTAGCTGGTCTTGCCATTGGTGCTGTTGCCGCAGACAAACCAGCTGCCCCGTATCTCGGGCAGCCCGAAATGTTCCTTCCATTTGCCCTCGAAGGGCAGTATCTCGCGTGATTTGGTGTAGATGTCATTGGGTGACTTTAAGCGTTTCAGTTTTTTCTTTCGTTGCATAGGCCTCTTTCGGCCGTTGGTCGGTTGCCCCATGTGTCATTTAATCGCCGGTTAATCGTTGTTTGATTGGTCCCTTTTGGACTTGATGGCATGGATCTTCCGTGTTACGCGCCTCAAATCTTCCTCGCTGTCGTCGATGACCTTGCGAATGGTGGCCTTGTCATCGATTCCGTTGACGTTGCAGATCATGGTGATGTCCTCACTGCTGGGCGGCAGTATCTCTATGAAGCGGCGGCCCAACCGGCTGTATATCTCGTTATATCCCTTTTTGTTGAGCTGTACCCCGCGTATGATGCGTTTCTTGAGGTGGTCAGTGGCGATCAGGATGAACGAGCACCGGCCCTCGACGCCGTTGTACATGGTGATGAAAAAGCTAAGCACGTGGTCGGGGAGCTTGTCGTACTCGTCGAGTATGATCTGGGGCTCGTCGGTCATCAGCAACCGGCGCTCTACCTCTGACATCATCTCGGCGATGTTCATGCCGAAGTGGGGGCGGCCCATTTTTGTCAACAGTTCCTGAAGGAACCATTTACGGTTCCAGTACTCCCGGCACTGTAAGGCGTATACGTTGCGCTTGGTGGCCGCATGGTATTTAATGGTCATCGTCTTGCCGGTACCGGCAGGGGCTATGATGCCCATGGTCAGGGCGTGCCGCTGGGCGTCGTCGAACAGTTTGGAGAGCATTTTGAAGGCGGATGTCTCGACGATGGTCTCCTCTTCGGGATTGTACGATAGGGCGGCCAACAGGGTACGCCACATCTTTTCGGCGATCTTGTCCCACTTGCCGTTGATGACGTTACTGAGCGTTGCCGCGCTGATTCCGGACAGGGTCGCGGCCGCCTGGTTCTGGCTTTCGTACCGCTGCACGTAGTCCGTGGCGGCGTCGGCTATTTTTTGCTTGTATTCGTAATCGATTTCCATTGTGTGAGTTTTAGTTAGTATTGATCATAAATGTCGGATGAGTCGGTATTGCTGACATCCTTTTGGTACTCGGCAACGCTCTGCGGCTTCGACTTCTTCGGCTGTTTTTTCTTTGTTTTCTTGGTCTCGATGCCTTTCAGGGCGGGACTATTGAGGGCGTAGTCTTCGGGCCGCATCTTGAACCTGGCGAGGATGTCGTCGACCTTATCGCGCTTCTCTATGCGGTTTTTCTTGGCCTTATCGGCGACATTGCGATAGTACTCCGCCTCCCATTTCTCCTGCTCCTGGATGTTCCGTGCCGTCTCAAGCTTGGTCTCGGCGGCGGTAACCCGGCGAAGGCCGATGGGCGTCATCTCGTAGAGGTAGATCAGGCCCATGTCGTCGGGATCGTACTTGATGTGGAATTTACGGTCGACGTTATCCTGTAGAAATTCGATATCGGGCATTCGGTCCTCGTTGTAGACCATGTAGGTGTATTTTCGCCTTTTCTCGGTAAAGGTGAGGCCGTAGGCGTTCAGGGTGACGGGCTTGGCGCGCTCTATCCAGAAGATATCGACCATCTCCAAGGGTTCCACTGCGGGTGCCTTGGGGTTCTTGCTGCCAAGGTACATATCGATGCGCGGGCGATTGGTGTCAAAATGCAGCGATTGGTTCCATTCCAGTCTACACTTTTCGTATGCGGCGATGGCCTCCTTGAGTGTCGGCAGGTTTTCGGTGTTTGCCAGTATCATCTCCATGTTCGCCTGACTTTCGGCCTTATTGGTAGTTATGTTCATGCCGGTGAAGAACCATAGACGTTTCAGGTACTGCTGTTGAAAGCGGCCGAAGGCGCTCTCTATGGTCTTCGATTTACCGTTGTAGGGAGTTGTCTTGATCGGCAGATGGGCCAATTTGCCCAGAAAATTGCCGGTCTTTAGTTTTTTGTGGCCGCCCTGACCGTCGAATCGCACTTCGTAGGGCCGGTGTCCGCTGTTCTTGACCGCCATCTTAAAGGCGAAATATTGGGCCTCGTAGTCCTCCGTTTTGCTCACATGGTAACCCAAAAACACTTCGCTAAAGGCATCCATGACCTCGTATACTTGGCAGGTGGCCATTTTGCCGGTATCGTCCTGATAATAGAAATTGAGTTTCGTGCCGTCGCTGTACCAAAGGCTGTCGCGCATGGTCGGCATCTTGGTACTGTTCTGAAAGCTGTATTTTTCCTTCGCCTTCAGTTCGCCGTAGCGATAGCCGTACCACAGGCTTTTGACCTCTGGGCGGTAGAGGTAGTTGTTTAGTGTCTTTTCCTCCTTCAGTGGCTTCCAGTCCACGTAATCGGCACAGGCATCGTTGTACTCGTCGAGCAGCTGGGCCATATTGGCGATCTTGTTGACCCGATCGCTCCATCGGGCGAGTATCCACAGCTTGGCCTCATCGTTGATTTTTTCGGAATTCTTATGACCATGGCCCTTGTGGATCAAACTCTCGTAACTATCCTTGATATAAGCTTTGTACTTGCGTTTTAAGGATCGGTGGTTCTTGGGGAGGGAGTGGGGCCAAGCATGGTGCGGAAGGTCGTGGACGATACTTGCAATCTTTTTCCATGTCTCGGTGAGACCACCGCTCCCAATGGTGCGCGTGCGGAGTATTCGGTTTTGGATGATATCGTTGATGGTGTTCAATATGGCCGCCTCGCTTGCATAACGCTTTTGGATTTCCTC